GGAACACCTAATAAATCACCTCGTAATCTTATTGCTTCATCGTGATTTATATTATCCATAATTGAAGGATCAACTTGTACTACACTCATTGCTAATTCATACAGCCTATCAATAGCAACTGATTCTTCCATTCTTTGAGAACGAGCAAGTGGCCCAACATATTCTATATCTATTTTTTGTCCTTTAATAACGTCTGGCTCTGGCAATAATCCGCCTGCTCTTAACATGATACCAAATGTTCTTTCAATTAATGGATTTAAAAATTCTGTTTGAAATCTTCCTAAAGTTGGCCCAAGTAATCTTTGCATTAATTCATATCTAACTTGAACTTCTGTAGCTGTCATTTGTGGGCCATCTTGCAATTGTAATTGATCTGAATAATATGCTTGTCTAATAGACGTTCTTAATTGATTTTCTTTCATGTCAGTTATTTGCCAATTAGAACCTATTTGTAATGGTTTAATAGCACCGTCATGTCTAACTACTGTGATACCAGCAGGTGTCATTCTTACTCTGCCAATTACACCATCATCTGTAACAAGTAATGGTGGATCAATAGCTTTTGCCCATGCTTTCAATCCTATTTCAACTGCTTTATTTAAAGTTTTAATATCTGGTAACGCATTGTAACTTGGTGATCTACCAAAAATTTCTCCAGTAGCTTTAGACCATCTTGGAACTAAATAGGGAAATTCATTATAGCCACCAGTACGAACAACCATTTTATCTTCTGTACAAACATGACAACTATGTACTGGTAATTTTGTAGATGATTTTCCTGTTGCTCTTTCGTAATCTTCTCTAGGTTCTACAGCATGAATGAAATTAAATTCTTTATCTGGTTTTTCTTTTACTGCTTCTAAAATTTTTTCACCAACTTTTTCTTCACCAAATTCTTGAATTGCTTGTCTAGCTGTTAATTTATATTTTCTATAAAGTGTATCTACTTTACCATTAATATTTTCTTGAATATAATATTCAGCAATATGTAAACAATTAAAATGTATTCCTTCTTTATCAAAACCTTTACTTCCTTCTTCTACAAATATTGCTCCTGTACCTATAGAAACTAAATCTAAATATAATTCATGTACTTCTGTATTAAAATTAGATTCATTAAAAATTTCGTACATTCTTTTTGCAGAATCTTCTAACCACAATTGAACATCTCTATTTTGATTTAATTCCGTATCTCTTAATTTTAAATGAAACCAAGGTAATGATGCTGATGTAAGTGTACCTTGTAAACTTGCTGCTAATAAATTGTTTGCAGTTATTGCTGTACTGTCGTATAATACTTCGGTTCTTTTTTCACCTCTAGAACGAACAAAAGTAATATCTGCTTTTCTCGGCACTACATAATCTAATATTTCTTGCCAATGATCTTCCCAAGTTGATCTAACAGATTCTAAATTAGCACATCTTTTTTTAATATACTCGTATGTTGCCATAAAAATTATTTAATATTTTTTTCCACCTAATAATGAATTAGATGTAGTTGCATCTTCTTCTACGCCCTGACCAGATGTAAGAATAGTTCCATACTGACCTTTCTTTTTTACACCCATAGCTTTTTCTTTTGCAGATGCTAATTTAGCTTCTGATGCGTCCAATTTATCTTGAACTGATGTATCTACTGGTGGTGGCATTTGTGGTGCTGATTTTCCGCCCATAATTTATTCTCCTATATCCATTTACACTCTTGTTTTAACATACCGTAAATTGCTGCATCAACATATTCGTTACCAATTTTCATGGCTTGTCTGCTAACACCTTCTTTAACAAATCCAGTGCCTTTTAACAACCGTTCATTTCTTTCAAAACCATTACGACAAATTGCAGTTATTCTACTACATTTCAATTGAATAAAACAGTATAAAAATAACATTTTAACAAATCTTCTTTGACAAACTCTTGGAGTTTCTAAAGCTAAATGAACAAAAATATTATGACCATCAAAATCTGTAAATATTAATCCACCAAGAACATTGTCTTTTCCAATTACATCTCTTTCAACAAATCCTATGAATGAAAATTTATTATCTAAATCTGTATGAATATGCGATTTAGGAGCAACAAAATCAAATACACGCTTACGCCAAATTTCTTCTGTTACTGCTACTATCACTAGGATTTAATAATTTTCTTTTTTCCACCACCTAAAATTGTTTTAGATACATTAGCTTCTTTTTCATCTCCTTGTGAAGATGATAAAATTGTTTTTCTACCATATGCTCCACCAGCCAATGTTGCTTTTTGTGCAATGTTGGTAGCTGCTGCTACAGGTGCTGCTACTGGTGCTGCTACTGGTGCTGCTACTGCTTGTGCTGGTTTATAAACTTTTGTACTTACCAAACTTTTAAATATTCTTCCTACTCCGCCCATAAATCTCCTTAATTAAATATATTAAATTCTGAATCAGATCGTATCTGTATAGGATCGTAATTTTTTGTTCTGGCTTTTCTTAATGACATAACAGCATATCTCATTGCTGAAATAACATCATCATTAGCTGGTACAATTTTACCATCCTTACGGTGATACATTCTTAATTCTTCAAACAGTTTACCCTGATTTTTAAAAATTTTCAACCTTTGTGTTTTAAATCTAGTGTACATTTCTTGAATACCAGCTTCTACAGAATTACCCCCCGTGTTCTCCTTTTGTCCATCTGGTGGAGGGTTGCTAAAATGTTCTCTTGTCATATTTACACCTTCTTCCCTATATTGTTGAGTTAAACTTTTACCAGATCCTTTATCTGCCTGTCTTCCGTCCATAGGCCATATAACAGGTATATGTTTGCCTCGCATTTTAATAGCAGAAGCATGAATTGGTACTGCTTCTTGCCTTATAGAATAACTATCATAAGCATAAGCTGTATCTGTATCTCTATCCCAAGCAACCCATACTGCTGCTGTCGGATGATCCCAACCGAAATCTAACCCACAAATTTTAGGCCAATAATCTGGTATTTGCATTACTTCACAAGTAATATCTTCTTCTGCTACAGGGAAAACTAAACCAGATCCTAATTGTGGTATTCCTCGTTCTCTCATTTTTCTTTCGTGTGGAGGTAATGCGGATAAAATTTGTTCTCTAACTACTTTTGTCATATGAGGTGCATCATCCCAACCTGCTGTAATTAATGCTTGTCCTGCTTTTAAATTGTTTACAAATTGTGCAACTGTTGCTGTCATTCCGTTTTCTGGTGTAAATGTCATATAAACAATTCCACCTTTATCGGCTGTACGAGTTAATGATTGAGTATAAATTGAAGTAGGTGGTTCTTCATCTAACCAAATAACATCCACTGCTTCACCCATCCATTTTTCTTTACCCATATCATAAGATTTAAAACCTATTCTAGAATTTCCTCCCGAAGTATGTTTTACTATAACGGAGTTTATAGCATTAGGAACACCTGCTTTTCTTACGGTGTCCATAATTTTAGATAGTGGTACAGACCCTGTACCTTTTGCAGCAGGATCGTCTGGTTGACCGATAAGTTCTTTTTGGCAAACATCCCTAGTGGTTTCGTTAGAAACTCCCCCAGCCCAAGCACGAATTGGTCTGTTAAACCGTTTACCTTCCCACCATGTTGGGTAAAAACCCGTCACATGGTATGCCATTTCCATAGCCCCACAAAAGGACTTACCGATCCTATTTCCAGCCATAAGCAATCGCTGTTGAGCAATTGTATTATGGAATTTTTTTTGGTACTCATAAGGCTCGTAATCTTGCATAGAATTGGTTGCCCTACGTTTCTCTAATTCTGTAGCAATTTCTACAGCTCTTTGCAATACTTCATCTGTCATTTTTGGGGTATATATTTTCTTCGTATTTTTCTTGGAGTAGCTAATGCAAAAATTTCTTCTGTTGTCATATGTTGCTGATCATCAAAACCACAATGCATCTTAGAACTGTATTTAAACCTATCCACAAGAACATACCTATAGATATACTCTCCACTTTGAAAATGCAATAGAGTAGTAGGTTTATTTATTTGTAAAAATTTCTTAGCCATAAATTCATATAAAACATTTATTGCATTTGTTCAACCTATTAACTTAGGTTAATATCTAATAAATACCCTCCACTGTGCGGAGAGATGCATTATATATCTGAACGTTTCGAACTTTGGGGGTAGGGGGTCAAAAAGAACAAAAAGAGAACATCACTTTATTTTTTTTGTGTGTCCGTGTGTGTGCCACCTCTCTTGGTAGTGGCAGACGAGTGGGAATATGCAGAGATGTAAGGCACAACAAGACTTTATGCCCTCGCCAGCTGGGAAATGCGTGTGTGTGTGGGGTGTGAGGCTTTATT